CTGCGAAGCAAGCCGAGGAAGCTCGACGCATGGCCGCGAAACAGCAGGCCAGCCAGATCATCACCAGCGGATCGAGCGCCAACGGGTTGACGGACCAGGTGAACCCCAGCGGTCACATGTCGATCCGCGAGGCCATCGAAGCAGCAATCCTGCAACACGAAGGCTGAGCGGCTACCCGAAAGGTCTAGCCCGTGGCGCTCGCCTCCCATACCCCGACAACGTGGGACACCATCTTGTCGACGACGATGCACAACTACCGCAAGTCGTTGACGGACAACATCTTCAACTCCCGACCACTGCTCGAATACCTGATGAGCAACGGCCGGGTCCGCACCGTCGACGGCGGCATCTCGATTGTCGAGCCGCTGCTGCTCGGCCCTGGTGAGGCCAACTCGTACGGCCCCTGGCAGCAGATCAACGTCAACGCCGTGGCGGGGATCTCCGCCGCCCAGTACGCCTGGCGCCAGCTCTATGCCACGATCATCATCTCCGGCCTGGAGGAAGCGCAGAACAACGGCAAGGAGCAGATGATCAACCTGCTCGAGGCCAAGGTGATGCAGGCCGAGGAGACGCTCAAGAACATCCTCTCGGCAATGATCTACGGCACCCGCGGCGCCTCCGCCATCCCGGCCACCGACTTCACGAGCTTCACCACCCTCATCGACGCCACCGCGGCGTGCGGCGGGATCACCCCGGCCGCTGCCCCGGCACCGGAGAACCAGTGGCGCTCACCGACCTGGGACGCCAGCTCGAACACCGGCACCGACGCTGTCGGTGGGGCGATCACGATGCCCGGCACCGCCCTCACCTCGCCCTATGACGGTGGCGAGCTCGAGCGGGCGCTGCGCCACATGTACACGCTGGCCTCTGACGGCGGCTCCGAGCACGTCGACGCCATCTTCTGTGGTCGGGCCTGGTTCGAGGCCTACGAGGCCAGCCTGACCCCGCAGGTCCGCTACACCGACACGACCAAGGCGAACCTCGGGTTCCAGAACCTGATGTTCAAGAACGTACCGATCACCTGGGACCCGGACTGCCCTGACGGCACGGCGCTCGGCCTCAACTCGAAGTACGTCGGCCTGGTGCTGCACAGCGACCGCAACTTCAACCAGTCGCCGTTCACCAACAACCTGTCGGGAACGGTGGCGTCGCTGTCGGGCTCCAGCTCGCCGTACACCTCGCCGGCCTCGCCCGCTGCCAACACCATCGACGCTCGGGTCAGCTTCATCACCACCTACGGCAACACGACCACGCGGAACCGGCGGCGCAACTTCAAGATCACCGGCGCCACGTTCAGCTGATCGCCTACTTGCCAACAAGTAGGAGGAAGGAAAGGGCGCTGTGGGGACAGAGCGGTTCACGAGGGTCGTTCCTCAGCTGGGCGGCGAGGGCAACGACAACATCCAGCTGGTCTCCCAGGCCTGGGGCGATCCAGTTACGGGAAAGGCACGGGTCAACGACCCAGGTCGCAGCGACACAATCAAGCCAGCTGGTCTCTTCTCCACAGCGCCCTACCGACCTGACGAGGATCGCAAGCCGCATCCCGGCCCCAATGGATGCTGGGGCCGGGGTGGCGACTGCAAGGTCAGGCCGGTGACCGGCACCAAGTACTGCTGGTTCCACCGGCATGAAGGCGACTGATGGACGTCCAGACGCTCAAGGCGTTCATCCGCGAGCACCTCGAGATGGACGACGAAGAGCTCCCCGACACCCTTCTCAACCTGTACCTGCAGGAGGCGTTCGATCGGACGATGGCTGCCGACAATCGCTGGCCGCGCTACGAGAAGACCTGGACTGTGTCCAAAGTTCCCGGCTCGGACTCGATCTCCCTCCCGGCCGACCTGAACATCCCCTCGATCTTGTCGGTCATCAACGCCGCTGACGGCTACCGCATCGTCGCCATCAACCACGAGAACGCCGAGGACCTGTTCGCCCCGACGTCGATGATCGGCACCGGGGCACCGATCTACTTCTCGCTGTGGGACAACAAGCTGTGGCTGTGGCCGAACCTCGATCCCACGCTGTCGGCTGACTTCCAGCTGCGGGCCTACCGCCAGCCGGTGTGGACCAACGCTGCCAGCGACATCCCCGACCTGGACCAGCGCCTGCACATGACACTGTCCTGGTTCGCCATCTCGCTGGTCTACGCCCAGCAGGAGGACGACGTCCTGGAGGGTCAGTATCTGGCGCGCTGGGACCGTGACCTGCGCCAGCAGATGAAGATGATCTTCGAGCCGGTGCATCACCGGCCGCTGGTCCTGCACGGCGGTGCGCCGATCGGCGGGGTCGCTCCGTACATCATCAACGTCCCGCCGGTGGCCTGATGGTCAACCGACTCGAGCCGATCAACGTCACCAGCTTCACCGGTGGGCTCAACCTCCGTCGCAGCCAGTTCCAGCTGGGGGACGACGAGTCACCCGATCTGCTCAATGTCGACATCGACCCGCGTGGTGGCTTCTTCACCCGCAGCGGCTGGCGGCGCTGGAACGCCACCAACGTCATCGATCCAGCGGTAACACCGTGGAAGCCGACCAACGTCTTCGCCACCGTCCACTCCGGCGGCGACATGGACATCTACGTCGCCAATGCCAACAAGATCCACTACGCCGAGGAGGACACCGTCTTCCATCAGCTCGGCACGGTCGGCTGCAGCGCCGTCCCCCACGGTGCCGACTTCGCGGCGTGGGGCGACGACACCTACATCGCCGTCGGCGCCGACCTCGTCCCGGTCAAGGTCTCGCCCACCTTCACGATCACCAATCTGGCGCCGACGTTCTCGGAGATCGACACCCCGGTTTCGAACTGCATGCCGCAGTGCGAGTTCATCGAGACTCACGGTGGCTACATGTTCTGCGCCGCCACCAAGGAATCCGGTGCCTACCACCACAACCGGGTGCGCTGGTCGCATCCCGGCAAGCCCGACTCCTGGCGCAACGACGACTACATCGACATCGACGCCGGCTCCGGTCGGATCACCAACATGGTCACCTACAACGACCACCTCGTGATCTTCAAGACCAACTCGATGTGGGCGCTGTACGGCTACAACGAGGACTCCTGGCAGCTGGTCAAGGTCTCCGCCTCGATCGGCTGCCCCGGTCCCGCCGCTGCCACCCGCTCCGAGAAGGCCGTCTACTTCTTCTCCGGCGACCAGCGCAACGGGATCTACGGCTACAACGGCGAGCAGCCGATTTACCTCTCCGAAGCGCTGCGCCCGGCGTTCGAGGATCTCTCCGAGTTCGACAACATCTACGTCTCGTGGGCCGGGCGGCGGCTGTGGGTCAGTGTGCCGTGGGTCAAGGACAAGGGACCGACCAGCGACCTGGCGACGTGCTTCGTGATGGACCCCGATATCGGGGACAACGGAGCGTGGACGATGTACCGCTCCGACTTCGGCTGCCCCGGCCCGGTGGTCGACGGCTCCGACGTCGAGGGCCGCTTCCCGCTCTCGGCGTTCTGGTCGCTGAACTCGGCCGTGCTCGTCACCCTCGACGCCATGCCCAACGTCGCTTACGACATGATCGACGTCCCCAACGTGCTGGCGGTGACCACGGCGGCTGACACCGACCCGCCCTACGACACCATCGTCACCGGGCTGGGCGAGGAGATCGAGGTGACCGGTGTCGCTGGCAAGGACTTCGGTCAGGACTTCGACGCCTACTACCGCACCCGCTGGCTGCACGGCGGCTGGCCCGACCGCAAGAAGTCGTGGCGCCGCCCGACGTTCGTCTGCCGCCAGGTCTCCCAGGACACCGATCTGCTGGTCGAGAGCTACCGCGACTACGACGAGGGCACTGTCCATCGCACCCGCACCCTGCATCTGCGTGCCGTCGGCAACGCCTACTGGACCGAGGGTGGCTTCGCTGACGCCGACATCGGCGGCTTCGACTGGACCGTTGGCGGCAAGGCAGATCCCAGCGGGAGGGGTCAGGACTGGGGCGCGGCGCGGGCCGGGGCAACCCTTCAGAGAGCTGGCTCGATGGGCCTGGCCCGCGCCGTGCAGATGAAGGTCCGTCTCTCCCCGGCCACCCCCCGTCAGCGCTGGGGCGTCGACGCCATCATCGCCAAGATCATCATGCGGAGGTTCCGATGACCAAGGTCAATCTCGTCTTCGACCTGGCCAACCTGACCCCGGCCGATGCCAATCCCCCGGAAGCCAACTTCAACAAGCTGGAGTCGCACATCAACTCCGAGGTGATCGAGCGTGATGGCTCGGTGTCGATGCGCCAGCAGCTGCGCCTGGTCGGTGACCCGGTCAACGACTTGGACGCCGCCCCCAAGCAGTACGTCGACCAGGTGCTGCCGATCGGG